TGATGTACTATTATTAGTAAGGTTAGTGTTTGGCACTAATTGAGTAATTGCATAACCTGTTGTTCCATTCCCAGCCATTCCACCACTTGTAAATGTCATACCTGTAGCAAATGTCAATCTAAAAGCTCCGTTTGTATCTAACGGGTTTACTAAATTCCATTTATTATTTGTTGCCGTACTCCACAATGGTAAATACATTGCTTTTATCTTAGTATAAATACCATCACTTTTAAGACCTAAATAAAAGGTATTAATCGCGTTTTTATCCGCTGCACTTGTTATTGCTGTGTTAGCAGTAAAGTAAGCCTGTGCATCGGTATCGTATGCAACAGCACCCCCAGCAACTGAATAATCACGAGGAGTTAAACCTAAACTTAACTTCATTCTGAATAAGCTATGATTGTTCCACTTGTCAAAGTAAGGTTAGTGAATACAGCATCACCAGGAGCATAAATGATAGCACCTTGCTTTAATGTTTTTCCACTTAATCCTATTGAAGTAAGATAATTAGTTGTTGTATCAGGTGCAAAACCTCCAGTTAATGTTCCCACTACTGTATCAGCTTGAACGATAAAGCAATAATATTTTTTACCTGTTCTTGCGTTTGTGTTATCAATGTTCCTGAAAAAGATATATTTAATCCTGTTACTGTTTGCGTTCTTAATAAAGTTGTAGCTCCATTAGTCGCTACTGTTGTACTTATTGTACTTGAAATAGCTTGTGTAATATTTCTAAATTTAATCGTTGATAATTCAGAAGTACCTGTTGTTCCTGTATTTGTTGCTATAATTATTGCACTAACTATTTTACCATTAAAGCCTAATTTAATAGCATGATTAATTGCAGTTGTTGTTGGTGCAATAAAACGTGTAAAATAATAAGTTGTTGCATCGGCTGGATTTAAAGTGCCTGCCAAAAATTGAACTTGTATTGTATCTTTTTTAGAATCCAATACTGCTTGTAAATCTGTTTGGTTGCTTAATGTTCCTGTGATTGCACCCCAAACACCACTATTTGCAGCGACTTCAATATAAACACTACCTGACCATCTATAAACCTTATTTGTATCTAATGCGATATATATTTTATCACTTGCCCCTGTTGCAGGAAAGGCTGCTAAATTAGCGTATTCCAATACTTCGTCTACATAGGCAGGCAAATAAGCAGCATCAACTTTTGCATCACTTGCTAATGGTGCATAACCATTTGCCACTCCTTTATTAGCTGAGTTTTCAGGTGTATAACCTAATGCAGTTGCAATGCTTTTAAATTACCAGGTATTGTTGAATCTAAATAAAGAACATCACCATCTGCCCATGTTTGCCCTTGTAAACTACCTGTAGTATTTATTCCTATAATTTCACCAACTGTTATAAGTTTACCACTTTGATTGTTATCTATATTCTCATATACAATTCCAATTGTATCTGTGCTATTTCCGTTACTATCAGCTAAAGCATAATCAACCGCTAATCTTTGACCTTGCGCATCACTTACTTTCATTACTTTATAACCGCTTGCAAGTAAATTATCTCCTGTTTTATTTACTACAGTTAAGAATAAGTTTTCAGGATAAGCAGTTGCTCCACTTTCAGGAACGTAATCTAATTGCAACCATGTTTGAACTCCATCACCTATTTTAAACCTTTGTTGATCTGTGCCTGTATAAAATAAATCACTTGTAAATGCAACTTCACCGGCTAATAATATCGGATTGTTAGTAGTCCAATTTGCCGATGTATCTCTTCTTAATTGTATCTTCGCTGTTAATGTACTCATGCCTGAACTATTTGATTTGTGTAAACTGTTGAACTCGAACCTCCATCTATTGTGTTAATCACTAATACAGTATAGGTTTCACCACCCTTTAAAGTTGTTATTGTATTTCCGTTTTGATCAACTATTGTAACTAAGTTTGATGTTCCTGTATTTGTTATTGTTTGATTAAATGGTATTTGACAAGTATCATAAGTGAAAGGTATTTTTAATTGAACATCAAAGTAATAACCTGCATCTTCATCGTCAAACCTTGGCTCACTAAATGGATTTAATGTAATATTATCACTAACTAACTTCCAACCATAAATTGTAGAACTTAACTGACTAATAATATCTAAACATATTTGCTGAATATCTGAAAATAGTTCTTGCTCATTCTTTTTACCTTTGATAAGCCTATCCATTACATAGATTTTCAATACATGAAGATATGCATTACCTTGAATTTGCGAAGGCTCATAATCTACCCACATTGCAGGATAGTTAGTTATGCCACTTGTAGCAAACTCAACTACTGAACCATTACCAAATGAATTAATTTGATAGTGAGCATCAGCGATGTTGTTTAGGTTCTTTATTACTTGGTTTAAGGTTATCATTCAAATATTTTTTTAATATCTCTATTTTATTAAATAGCTTATATCCTTTTTTAGAAACGTTTTCTTTTTTCAAAGATTTCTTCATAACTTATATATTTTGGATTGCGACCTAAAAAGATACCCTCATCATAAGCATATAGTTGTGGCACTATAGTATCAAATCCGCTTCCAGGATTATCGTATAATGGATAACTACTTGCATTTTCTAACAAATACTCAATTAATCTATTAGTATGATATTGTGCTTTGTCAGTGACTAAATCCATGAAATTATTTAATTCATTCGAATCAACCCCACTACTACTCTCGCTGTTTTTTCTAACTATGTTTTTATTAGTTACCTTATAAGTCAAAAAAGGTGCAGCTTCAACCATTACCCACCACTTTAAAGCAGGGATAATATAATCGTTTAATAAAGTAGTATTTAATGCAGTTAGTGTTCCTGTTTCTACTTGTCCGATTATCTCATTGTATAAACCACTACCGATGTAATTTCGGATGTGTATCTTTTGAGCTTCTTCAATTGATATTCTGATATATTTTTCATCTACATTAGGATCAACAAAAGTATAATCCTTAATATAAGTTGCTGTTACAAAAAGTACTGTTGCCATTATTTTTTAATTTTAACTGTGTTAGCTGACCATATATGTCTACAAAATGGAGTGCGTGACTTACCGCCTTTGCGAGTCCACCAACCCCCTCTGAAATTCCAAACATCCCAACCTACTATTTTACTAATTTGTTCTATTTGCGCCCTTGAATACATTTTATTTACATTCAAAAGTTTAACACAAAACTCCCTTGAATTTCTGATGTCAGGTTTTACTCCTGGTCTCCATTCATAAGAATAAACTACTTTATACTCTTCTGGTTCTGCGCCTATTCTCTTTGCTTCTCTTACTGCTGTTTTCTCTGGAACTCTGATTGACTTTTTATCCCCTCCACTTTTAATATCTTTAATGTTTAAGATTTTATCTTCAATCATTTTATTCACTAAGTCATTAACTCGCTCCTCACGTATTCTTAATGTATCTGCAATAGTTTTGTTATCCATTAAAGGATCTTTATCTAAAAGCACTAATATGTCACGAATAAGTGATTTGCTTAATGGACTAACCTCAACAGCAAAATCAAACTTGCCATCTTTGTCTAATGGTTTTTTTTCTATTATCTCAAAGTTTTCAGAATCTTCACCGAATAAATTAAATAATTCTATCACTTCATCAACTTCACTCTCTGAACTAAAAGCATGTTCACAACAAGTATCTTCTAAGTTAGGATCACATTCAAATCTATGTACAGCACTTGAAATAATTGGCTTTATTTCTTCTTCAATCGGTGGCAAAGAATACATTTCACGAACCTCGTTTTTAGTCATTACCTTAATCTTTTCTTCAATAGGTAACTGCTCTTCAATTGGATCAAGTTCTTTTAAATAAATACGATTTGAAAATCCTTTTAACTTCAATAAGTAATTAAAATCTTTTTCAATTTCTCTTTGGTTAGGTACTATATAAGTTGATTTATACAATTCATAAGAATCATTTATTTGATCTTTACTACCTAATTCACCAGGTGTTTTAATACCAACCAACATTGGATTAGGTATGTGATGCCCTATGATTAATTCTTGTATAACTTGATCGTTTAATTCAGTTAATTGAGCATCTACATTTTGAGGTGTTAAATGCTTCAATTTCTTCTTTTTCTTCTTCTGTTGGTCTACCATTGCTAAAGTTTAGAATAGTTCCTGCATTGAATCCACTCTTAATTGCATTCAATCTATAATTAGATAACTCAACATCAATTTCAGCATAAACAGCAGAAGCTACATAGTCAGGTAATGGGTAAGCATCTAAGTCTGGTCTGTATTCTTTACTTACAAATATTTGCCTGCTTGTTGGTTTCTCTGGATCAAATAAAGGGATATATTCTAAGTCGGTATCTTCAGGAGTTTGTTTCATTTTGCTCCAATCCTTTGAATACCAATAACCCTCAGCATCTTTTGCTTTTCTTAGGTTGTTATAAGGAAAATGTAATAACTCAAAGTTGTTACCTGCTTTATTCCAAATAACCTCTAAATAATAACCTCCAAAAAGTTTTTTATCTAATACACATTTTTTAACTATATCTTTTAAAGTATCATAGTTTGTATTCTCTTTATTGATAAAGTCATTTGCTCGTGCAATATCTTCTATGCTAAGACCAGAAGAATCAAAGCCAACACCAGCACCACAAATGTAAAGTACCTTACCATTAATAAAAGCATTGTGCTTAGAACTACGATTAAACAAATAAAGTAAGTAAGCAGGATAGTTGTTATAATATCCGCCCTCTTTTTCTGCTCCATAAATTACCCATTCTTTTGATTTCTCTTCTTTAAATACAGGTGTTTTATGTGCCTGTAGTTTAAGGTTAATTACATCATATATGTTATTCTCCATAAGTTATAATCGTTTTACTTTGATTATCGTATTCTCTATAAATAGGTAAATCACTATTTACTTTTATCATTCCAATTTCTAAAATACTTGTTGTATTATTTACATTCAAATTACTTGAACTTGTTTGCTCATAAATAGTATATTCATAAAAACCTGTCTCCGGCAAAGATACAACACCACTTGTTAAGTTTACTGTTCCTGTAGTTTCAGTAATTAAAAATTTATTGAAGCGTGTTGGAAAACCACTAACATCACTTGCAATGAAATTAACTGGATTCATTAACACCTGATGTTTAAAGCTAAATAAATAATAAGGATTTGCCAATGTTACTTTTTCACTTAGCGTAAAAATAAGAAAATTATTTTGTCCTTTATTTATGATTTGCATATTTTATAAAGTACCTAAAAATTAAACTATTGTAAAAAAACAAAGGAGTGTATTTCTACACTCCTAAGTAAACCAAATTAATAGAACAGAAAACTATATGATACCAGAAATAACTCCTGAATTTACTTTGTTAGCTGGCACTGGTTCTTTACCTGTTAATGTTAATGAGTAGCCATTTTTGTCACCCATTGCTTTGCCAGTTGAACTTGTACCTGCTGTTAAGTGCATCGCTCTTGTTTCACCTGCTAAATGATAAACATCATCCGCATCTTGAACAATAACCATTAATCTATTTTGAGTAAGTAAACGAACAATGTTACGATTCTTAGCAGTCATTTTATAAACGCTAAAAGTTAATGTTTGTTCGTAGAAAGTTGTTCCGTTTTCAATTGATACAGTTGCATTTTCATCAAATTGTGCATCTTCTAATTCAACCTCAACAGTCCAAAACTTTTTGCCTGCTGACATTGTAATTGCAGTTACACTTCCTGATGAACTTGTAATTGATGAAACGTTTGCAAACTCTGTTAAATAAAGTTTCTTAATACCGCCGGCACCTTGCCTACAGTCTAATGATATTCCCTCTATGAGTGTACATGCCATGGTTTATAAATTTTAAAAGGGAGTTTTTACACTCCCTTAGTTAATATTAAGCGTTTGTATATTGTACTACGTGATCGATGAACTTAACTGCTACTCCTGCACGAAATGCACCATAAAGTTTCCATACTCGGTCATCTTTTGACCACCATGCTTCGATGTTATCAATGTCAGATTGTAAGTCAGTTCCGTAAACTAAGTTACTTGCATAAGTTGCTATGATACGATTTCTTACTGCTGTGGGTACAGAACCTGTTTCTACGACTGAAGCTGTATCACTAAGGCCAGGAACGCCAATAACTTTCATATTAGTACCTGGATACATTAACTCCCAATTGTTCCATACGTTATCAGTAGTGTACTGAGAACCATAAATACCATAAGTAGAAGTAATCTTAGCAGCTAATGTTCTGAAAGTATCATAACCACAAAAAGCAACAACTGGCTCATTTACTAATGCAGCAGCTGGAACTTTTGAATAAATGTCATCAAATATAGTTAATACATTTGTTGAGTTTAAAGTTGATGGTGTTGCAGCAACTGCTGTACCTGCTGTATCAATTGTAGATAACCAACCATTCATCTGTTTTAATACAGTTGAATTAGTGTATGTTGTTTTACCTGCCCAAATCATATTTTCAACATTACGTGCTACTTGAGCAATTTTTCTGTCGATAATTTGTTGTGCAATTGATAATGAATCAATATTTGCACCTGCTGGTAAATACTTTTGAGTAAAGTAAGTGTTTAAGTCATTTAAACATAATTGCTCAGCAAACTGAATGCCTACTGTTGCAATTGATACTTGACTAAAAGTTGTAGTACCTGAACTTGTGAAAGAACATGCAGCAGCTTGGAAAGGTACTGTAGATTCTAGTACAGGGATTTTTTCAGAAGACTTGATACCTGAACGAATATCAACTCCTAATCCTAAGGTTTTAGCGCCTAAGATCGCTTTGCTAATTAAGTCCGCTCTGTTTTCTTCAACATATGCGGTCATTGTGTCAAATGAAAATGCCATTTTTTTTTGTTTTTAATTGTTTTTTAATTTATTTAAATACTTGTTTTCTAAATTCCTCCAATGAACTCATTGAAGTAGATTTTTTAAAGTTTTCTTTTGAAGTTGATTTTGGTTCTACACTTGGAGCATCAGCAACCTTTTCAATTAAAGAGAATAACTTTCTGTTTAAATCGTTTTGTGCAATGATTTGATTGTTTGCAGATTCTAAAGCCTGGTTAGATAAACCTAATGCAGATTCTAATTTACTAAGTCTTTCATTCAACTCAGCAAATTTAGTTTCAAACTCTTGGTTAGAATTCATTTCTTCCATTACTGGCTCCTCTTCCATTGCCTCAGGTTCTAAGCCTTTTACAATTCCGTTCTCAATGTAAACTTTCATTGGTTGCTCATTTACCATGATAACCATTTCAGTTACTTCTGCCGGTACATCCATAACTCCATCTGGAGTTATAACTTGTAACTTTGAACCGATTGCAATTTCTTCTGTATCTGTTCTTAGGATAGTGCCATCCATAGCTTTATAGTCAGCAAATTTCTGCTTTACTATTTCATCTCCGAAAATATCCTTAAACAAATCTTTCATGTCTGAGAATACTTCTTTAAAC